CCTCGATGGACCTCGGCGGTAATCGCTGCGGATATCTGTCCTTGGTCTTTGGCTTCTTCCCTCAGATCATGTAGAGTGGACAAATGGTTCTCTAGAGAAATAGCATCCTTCTGTGAAGCTGAGATTTCCAAGTCTATGAGGTAGTTTCGTACAACTGGGTTATGATTTAGTAAAACACTGCCTTGTGTCTTGGCACCCTTTCGATCTTTGGTATACCCTGCTTTAATCGCAGAGTCTGTAGCGGTTTGTCCTTTTAAATACTCTCTACAAAACTTCTTTTGTTTCGAGTTGAGTGGTTGCCACACCTTACCCTTGTCGTCGATGAATGCATTTCCATCTTCTGTCGGAACCAATGAAGTATATATCAACTGTTTCATTCTAACTTCCTCGTTTGTGATAGAGTTATTAGAATCTTAATATATTTATTATCTTTTTAATACTTTTCTCATGCCCTCTAGTAATCTTACCTGATGTTTCTAATATACTAATAGAATTCTATTACTTTTGCTCTCAACCTCTTTCCACTGTCCATGAGACCTACAGATCGATTCTATTACTCTATTAGAGATATTAGTAGTTTTCGTTATTTTTTTCTAAAAACTTTTTTAATTCTGAGAATAACAATACTAATATCCGTAATAACAAAAACCCCCATCAAATCGCTCTGATGGGGGTCAAGGGAAAACCTTTGTTTGTTAGTTATAAACGTTTCATTTAGCTCGCCTCTGTTCTTCCTCCCACGCTAACAGATGCTTGGCATGATCCGCTATTAATTTCGCATAACGCTGTTTGCGTATCCCGTCTAAGTATCCGTTAAATGGTACGAAGTCGATATGTCTGCGGTGCTTCTTCTCTAAATACGTCTCATGGTCTCCGGACAATCCGTAGACTTGTTCCATGTGCTCCGGTTCTCCCCCTATGCGTATGTCTTCGTACGCTTGAATGATTGCCGCTACGTCTTTAATTTTAATATTCATGCTCGCAACCCCCCTTCCAATCTAATGTATTCAGTCGGAGCACTGGAGTATTCACAACCGTTCGAGCTTAAACTAATAAACTTATCTTTTCCATCAAAAGCTACTCGTATGATATGATAACCGTTGGCTGGATAACTCATATACGCTGAGCTATATACTGTATGCCAATCATTGGAAGGTAAAAAAGCTGGCTTGTCGTCTTCATGTAGCTCTGGACAATACCACTGTATCATATCATGGTCTGCTAACAGGTTTTCTATGATACTAACCACTCGTTCCTGCTCTGGTCCTTCCTCTGTTCTCTCTTTAATAGCCCAAATAATGTGGTCTTTGCTAATTATTTCAAACCCGTCTTTGAACTGTCTTTGATTTTCGTTGTTCATGCTCCCTCCCCCTCTGGTGGTGTGAATAATTCGAAAGCAGGTACTGCCTTCCCTGTATATTCTTCTTTATCTAATCTTAGTACAAATCCCATTAGTTGTGGTCCTGCATGGTTGTCAAAACAATGTACCTGATTCATTATGTAAGTGTAATGGTCATCTACCCAAGTCACCATATTCACTGCGTCTTGGTTCGCTGGAAACGAATCGTGTTTAAGTAACGGTGTTTCGTCTATCAGTTTCCAATCACTTGGTATGTCGTCTGTTGTTATCTCTGATAAACCTGTAATGGAATGCCATTCGTCTATTCTATTAAACGGTATAGTTGAATGTTTGATAATCTCATCCTCTTGGTTAAGTGCAAATTTTAATATTTCGTTGTTCATACTTTTTCTCCCTTATACTCAATAGTATTATGTAAGTAACAAACTGGATCGCCGTCTGTCTTCTCGGCTAATGTAACCACTGTTGGTTTGCATTGTTCTGAGTCGATCTTAGTAATGACTAAGTCGATTTGGTTTTCTCCGTTGTCATCATCAAATGGTATCTTAACGCCTAATTTAATAATCGGAAAATTAGTCTCGTGTATAGCTAAGTTTTTATCGTACATATCTTTCTCCCTTTCTATGGTTTATAAAATCGTAAACGGTACTATATATAAGGTTATATTATACCCCGCGACCAAAGCGATTAAAACCAGTATTGGACGGCTACGACGGCGCAGGCGACTATTACCCTAAGTTAAACATTTCGCTATTATTATCTAATGAACACAATCCTTGCAACAAATCGTTCAGATCAGTTTCATACTCACTATCCCAGTTCGTTCCACCAACATTAAAGGATTCTTGCTTTCTAGACGACATTGTCGTTCCTAGCTCATCTACTACAAACCGTTTATTCCAGTAGTCTATACTTTTTATGTTAATCCCATCCTCTTGGTCATCTCCTGTAGCGGTAATGAATATAACATCATCATCCTCTAGTAAATCAAACTCATCTTTCATCACTCGATCTACTTTTTTATTACTAAACTTATCGAAATGATTTGCTCTCCGTTCCCATCTTTCCCCTAGAATCAAATTATTGAAAGCAGGTTCGTTATTAATATCTCGGATGTATTCGAATAGCGTTTTCTTAGTATATATAAATAAGAAATCAGCACTTGTTTCCCACAAACTTCTAATAATCACTACTGGTCGGTGTCTTCCATTAGAACTGTTCATATCTTCGGTCACTATTTTGGGTGACCAGTCTATCCAGTTACTGTATCTATCATAATGTATTTCAAACCAATAATCAGGGGTAAGTGTTAACCTTCTATTTGAATCCATCTCAATTTTCGGGCTGTCCCAGTGTTCTGTATTCTTTATGAAATGACTGTAGTTATCATCTGTGGTCTGCATCTGAATCATAGCAAACTCGTTACCGTTTTTCCTAACCGCGTTATGTATTCTATCTAACTGTTTCACTTTTTTGTTTAAAGTCACTAACATTTCTTTATAGTCGTTCATTTCCCTTTCTCCCTTTCTAGTTTTGATTAATCGTTCCATATAAATGGTTGGTTATACAGGCTCGTATCTTTCGTCCATCTGTGTTTTGAACCGTCTCCGTGCCATGCTACTATCATTCTAATATACTGTGATCCGTAAAGTTTGCCTCGTACCTTTGGGGCTTTCTCTATGACTGACCAGAAATCCTTTATTGAGAAATCGTACCACATAGATTTGCTTGTAGTCACCTTCGGTTCGTTATCCGCTAAATTAAACCCTTCCGCTTCAACTCTTTTGGCGAGTAACTCTAAGAAGTTATCGGCTACAAAATCATACGTTTTGGTTATGTATCGGTAATTGTAATTAATTGGTTGTATTGCCCCACACTTTTCCATTTCCTCCTGTTTCGCTAACCACACTTTTTGGCTCACAATACAGCTGTCGTCTCGAGTCATACCACACTCTTTAGCTACTTCGTTCATTAGTTTCGCAACTAACTTACTATCTATTAGCTCGTTCATTTCCCTTTCTCCCTTTCTATCTTTCTAGTTAAAAATCGCGTTTAACCGCGCCCTATATAAAGGTATATTATACGCGGGATTTTGCCCGAGTAATACCACGGCTAGGAAAAACGCAAGCGATTAAAGCCGTATAATTCTAGCTTCGCTGTTTGTCGTGTCTCGTAATTTGAGCTATATGTCCTTCGTGATGGTCGCATCCTCCACTGACCGCAAATATATTATAAATATAATCGTTATCTTCGAACATCATTCCGTAAGCGTCTGTAGTATATGCATCTTTCGGCTTAATTACAGACTGCTCGTTCTCGTGTAGAAATAACCCGTTTTCCCCACTTAGTACGTTTGGTTCACTAACTTCTACCATAACTTCTAATAAACTATTTCCATCTTCTGATAGTGGTATCACCGAATGCCATTCGTCCACTCGATTTTTATCAAGCTCAGCCTGTATTCTTTTATATACTTTGTTCATACTGCCTCCCCTGTATTTGTTATTCTTCTAGGAGTTCTAATAGTGTATCCCGTGCCGCCCATGTAACTAAAATGTACATAGTTCCAATCGGCATCTCTCTCGTAGGTCACGTGCACTGTACTCTCCTCGCTGATTGGAGGAGAGTCGTCTTCGTTTCTACATAACTCGGTGTACTGCCCGAGTTCCTTAGTGTATTCGATCATAGACTCGTCACAGTCAACGATTGGTTGGTCTGTTCCAGTACTGATTTCTATGTTCGTGTGCCCTGTTTTAGTAAATAATATTTCTTTCATTTCGCGTACCTCATAATTGAATTCCATATAGTCCAATGACCTGTATCGTTCTGGTAAAAGCTAGTAATCGTATAGTAATGATACTCACTCACTACTTGGGTTACTACGACTCC